GGGACGACGACGAATGAAGCCGCTGAAGCCGTGCCCGTTCTGCCTGACCGGCACCTTTTAACCAGACAGGAGTAAAAATGAACACCTTTCCCGTTCCTCGCCGTGCATCCTCCGAAACGGAAGAAATCACAATCAACGAAACGACGACTGTGAATCGTCCCGGCAAGAAGGGACAGCCAACAGTCATCCGCCACACAGCCACCATCGCCCGTTTTGTCTCCCGTCCATATAGGATGGACGATATTATATCCATTCTCCTGTCAGGCGGCTGGTTTGACTACGACGCGGAATTCGACACTCCCGCGACAAAGGACTTCGCCACACGCGCCCAAGCGTTAATCCATCGCTGGAGGAAGGAAAATGGCTAGACCGCCGTCGCTGCGCCCAACCGCCCACCTTCATATCAAGCTGGATGCGGAGCTGAGGGAAAAAATGGACACCCTCCTCTGGTCGGAAACGGAGGGAAGAGTTCCCGCAGGTAGTCACAAGCAGTTCATCGAACAACTGCTCCGTGCATTTTTCGACGAAGCCTGGCTGAAAATTGGTCCAGGAGCTGTCGTAATGGGAGATGCAAGAGCAATTGAAATGCTGCGTGATCGTCTGCATTTTGAACAAGAGATGAAGGAGGAAACGAAATGACACCAGAACTTGCGGCAAGAGAAGCAGAGTGGAAGCAAAAAGCGGCGAACGGCACTCTGACAATCGAAGATATGATCGAAGCGATCAAATTTCTCTCCGGCAATCGGGTGAGTGCCAGCATCGCATCCAGCACCTCCCGTGCGAGGAAGACCGCAGCGGCAAAACCGCCCGAGCGGGCAGATGATTTGATCGACGACCTCTTCGGAGGGGAGTAATGCGCCCTCTCTTCCCCTCCGTCATCGACAACTCCATTCGCAGTTCCTTCGTAAGCTGTCCGCGACAATGTGAGCTGCAGTACATTCACCACTGGCAACCGCGAATGCTGAGTGTGCATCTCCACGCGGGAGGAGCCTACGCACATGGACTGGAAGCCGCGCGGATTGCATTCTACCAAAACGGAGAATCCGCGGAAAAGGCGCTGGCCCTCGGGCTGAAAGCTCTCCTCGAATTCTACGGTGATTTCGAGTGTCCGCCCGATTCGGCGAAGAGCGCCGCAAGGATGCTGCAGGCAATGGAATACTACGCATCGCAATATCCTTTCGGCTCGGATGCAGCCAAACCTGCGCAGATCACTCCCACGAAAATGGGGATTGAATTCTCTTTTGCCGAACCGATCGACGTGCTGCATCCGGAAAGTGGCGACCCCATCATCTACTGCGGCCGGATGGATGAAATCGTCGAATTCGCAGGCGGTCTATTCGGCGAGGATGATAAAACAACCTCCTCGTTGGGCGCGAGCTGGAGCCGACAGTGGGACCTCCGCTCACAGTTTACTGGATATTGTTGGGGAGCTGCACAGGCAGGGATCAAGCTACAAGGGTTTCTGGTCCGTGGCATCGCCATACTGAAGACGAAATTCGACACGCAGCAAGCCCTCACCTATCGCCCGCAGTGGATGGTGGATCGCTGGTACAAGCAGCTACTCCGCGACGTGAAAAGGATGATAAGCTGTTGGGAGGAAGGGTATTGGGACTACAATCTGGACGAAGCTTGCAACGCATACGGAGGATGCCAGTTCCGTCGAATCTGCCTGAGCCAGGAGCCAAAAGCGTGGCTCCAATCGGAGTTTGAACAACGGCGATGGAATCCAATTACAAGGCAGGAAGAGTTGATTAAGGAGAGTGAATAATGTCTTTCTCAGTATCCCAGTATGTGGATGCCGGTTGCGAACTGGCCCACCCAATAAACCTGTTTGTAACCGTGTACAGGCTCACTAAGGGAGATCCTTGCACGACTGGTTGTGCTTATTACAAAGGCGGGCAGTGCAAAGCCCACCTTGCCCTGAACCGGGGAGGAACTACGGTCAAGGCTCCGGTTGTACCAAAGTACAGCGAAACCGTCAAGCAGGAGGCAGCCAGACTTGGTGTGTCCATTTCAGAAGTTCGCCGTCGCAGGTGTAGAACAATCAACTAGGAGAGAATAGCATGGAAGAACTTTTGACCAAGCAATTCGCAGTAGCTCTTATGACAGAAGCAGTCCGCGCATTTAGTTTTAACTACTCCAAGACAGAGTTCGTCGATTTTACCCTTATGTACTGTGCAATGGACTTGTGAGAAAGGAAAAACGAAATGACACCCCAAGAAATGCTGGATGACATTTACAATTCTGGAATCAGTCTTACCTCCTGGGAGGAAAACTTTTGTGATAGTTTGGAGGGTAGGCTGAACAGTAACATGGAATTGACTTCCAGGCAACTGGACAAGCTAAAAGACATCTGGAATAAGTGCGTGCAAGAGGAGGATTAACCACCCCACAGCACCTTCCCGCGAGGGTGCTGGAGGCTGATTGATCAGCAACCACTGCGATGACAAGGAGATAGAAATGAAGCACACCGTTACTCTGCATGCTTACGCCCATAAAGAATTTGACTTTATTGATGGACACGATAGGCTAGTTTTCAACTTCTACACCGGAAACATGGATAAGTATGAAATAAACAGCGCTAAAATGGGTGAATTTCCCGTGGAGATTGAATGCAATCCTCCAACGGAAAAGGAATTGCAACTGGCCATTGTTGCAAACCTGCGCAAAGCTGCTGTGGGTGTGAGAGCTGAAGCACAGGCAAAGATCGCAGAAATCGAGGAGCGAATCCAATCCCTGCTGGCGCTGGAGGACCGTAGCGGTGAATAAACAACTCCTTCACGCCCACCTCCTCCGCGCAGAGCTTGGCATCCACAATCGCTCCTTCCCCGAAGTGCAAGCCGCACTGGATTCCATCCGCGAGGAACTCCGCCGGGGAGAGGAGAAGAAGGAGGGGAAAGAGCGTAAGCAACTCCCTTCTCACGGCTCCCGCTTCGTCGCTCGGGACTTTCAAGACGCCTACGAGCAGACCGACGATTTGTATCGTGGTCTGGGGATGGAATGAAACAATCCTTCTGGCTCCGCGACCGCTTCCTCGGAGAAAGGGAGGTGGCAGAGACCTGGACCTGCGCCGAGCCGGGTCCTTGTTACGGCCAGCATCTTCCTTGGCATCACTTAGCCTTTTTCTGTTGTCAGTGTGGAGAGCTGTGGGGAAGGGTCATTGTGGAGAAGGAAACGGATTGGACCGTTACAACGAGAATTTGTGAGCGACATCTCGAACTTCCTCCATCTGCATTAACCCCCTGGTGGGGAAGCTTTCGCACACTGTATGATGTAGATGGAATGATGCGGCTGGATGGCAGCTGGCCACGAGCTGTAATAGAAAGGGAATTTTGGTTGTTAATCGAGAAAGCAGAAAGGAGATTACTTCATGGATGATTACGCACGAGCGTTGTGGATGGAAGCGCAAAGGTTGCTGCGGAATAGAAAGAAAAGTTGCATTTGTTGGGCTTTGAACAATGTTTTATCTCAGGAGGGGGCTATTTACACAGGACCGCGGGAACTACAAAGTTATTTTCCACGGCAAATAAGAGAACTTAGACCAACAAGAATAAAAAGCGCTCTGTATTGGTGGGGAAGTCCCTCCAACCACGCTGCTCCGCGCTACAGACAGGCGCGGATCAAAGCGATAGACCGTATCCTATCTAGGGAGTCTTTCGCCCCTGATTTCATCAACAAAGAAAGGAGTAAAAAGTGAGAGAAATAGAAAGCATTGTGATTGAACAGCAAGCCGAGGAGATCAAGCTTCTGCGGGAAGAGCTGATGGTGGCCGTTCTACACGTCTGCAACTACTACCACTGGGACGGACATTATAAGAGGGTAGTAGAGGCAAGACTGCTCGACGGAGCAGAGTACCTCAAACGAATTGCGGAGGAGGAGAAGAAGCCATGACCCAAGGATTGATGGGACCGAAAGTCCTACTGGAAGGACCCGCCGGCACGGGGAAGACCTACTCCGTAGGGACGCTGGTCGATTGGGCAGCGAAGAACGGGAAGGAGGTGTTCGCCCTCTTCACCGAAAACGGACTGGAATCCCTCCTCGGTTACTGGACCGACAGGGGGCTGGAAGTACCGGCGTGCCTTCACTGGCATTCCACTCTCACCCGTCCTCTTAGCCTTAAAGCGCTGATGGAAGGAGCGGACAACGTGGGGAAACTCTCCTATCAGGCGCTCACCAACCTAAGCGGAGGGAATCGGAGTGGGGAGAATAACGCCTTTTACAAGATTCTCTCCGTTTGCAGCGACTTTCCCGACGACCGGACGGGACAGAAGTTCGGCATGGTCGATGAGTGGGGGATTGACAAGGTTCTGGTAATCGACTCACTGTCGGAGTTGTCGAATGCAGCCATGAAGATGGTTATCGGGAATAAGCCGACTGCTTCCCCATCGGACTACGGAGTGGCGCAGAACAACCTCATCAACTTCATCCGAATGGTGACGCAGGGTATTCCTTGCTCCTTGGTCATGCTCGCACACGTGACAAGGGAGACGGATGAAATCACCGGCGCGGTGAAGCTGATGACGAAGGCGGTGGGTAAGGCGCTGGCGAATGAAATCCCACAACTCTTCTCCGACGTAATCTTCACGGTGAGGGAGGGAAGGAATTTCTACTGGGACACCGCAGCGAGTAACGTGGATCTGAAGACCCGGAATCTGCCAGTGCAATCGAAGCTGGCGCCGGACTTCAGCGTTATTATGGATAAGTGGATTAGTAGAGGAGGGAAGTGATGAGCACTTGGCCGGGTGGAAAACGTCACGCGATGTATCCAGAAGAACATGAAAAGTGGAATGCCGCGAACTATCCAGGGACTAGACAACTGTGTCAGTTATGCAATGAGCCAACAGGTCGCTGCGAGGAGGATCCGTTGTATTCGACAGATGAAGTTGGACCTCTTTGTGAACAATGTTATAAGGATACGAAATGACCATCCAACTCCCCCCTCCAGTCGCCTTTGTCGACTCCAATTTGAGTAACTATCTCCGCTGGGCCACCAACCGCCGTCCGCCGGATGAGACGGCGCTGTTTACCGAGCCGCAAGTAAGAGCCGTGGTGGAGGCAGTGCTGAGGGAAGAGAGGAAGGATAAATGACCCTCATCCTAATTGGAACTCTCCTCGCGTTGCTAGCGATAGCACTCGGGTAAGAGGAACACCTAACCCGCGCATTAAATGAACATTGTTCGCAGTCCATCGGGCAAACTGCGTCCTAGCACCTCCGCCCATTCCCTTCCTTTATCAAGGAGCTTTACCATGAACCAAACCTCTATGTTTGACCCGCAAGCCTTCTACTCCATGACCATCGAAGACAGCTTCGAGGATCGCATTCCCCTGGAGCTGGGCGACTACACCGCTGTTATCGGGGAGATCACTCCGCGGGCGTGGAGCCGCAAGGACGGTACCGGCACCGGCTATGCGTGGGACATTCCTCTGATCATTGACGTTCCTGCTGATATGCAAGTCCGTTGTAATTGCGGTCCAACGATGAAAATCACCGACAGCGTTATCATCGACATGACACCAAACAACACGATGGATAACTCGCCGGGGAAGAACTCGAAGCTCAAATCCTATCGCGTGGCTACGGACACGAATAAGAAAGGAGAACGCTTCGGTATGATGACGTTGCAAGGCAAAGTCGTGCTTGTTCGCATCGGGCACAAGATCTGGAACGATCGTCCGGTCGAGGAAGTGAAGGGAATTGCCGCGGTGTAAGTAGGAAGTAGGAGAGGAGGGGGAGCAATCCCCCTTCTTCTTTTAACAGAAAATGAAAGGAGCCAAAATGATCGCACTGGTACTAGACACAGAAACAACCGGACAGGAAGAACCGGAAGTGGTGGAAGTAGCGTGGAAAAGCTTTCGTGATCCAACCGATTTGTCGCCCGAAGATTCCTTTCACCAGTGTTACAAACCGTTGAATCCAATTTTATTGGGAGCGAAAGCGGTACATCATATAACGGAAAAGGATGTGAGGGATTGCCCGCCGAGCTCCTCATTCCACCTGCCGGAAGGAGTGGAATACATCGTCGGCCACAACATTGATTACGACTGGAAAGCAATCGGTCAACCTGATGTTCGTCGAATCGATACCCTTGCGATGGCAAGAGCTACGTGGCCCGACCTTGATTCCCACACTCTTGGTGCGTTGATATACTATCAATTTCCAGCGCAAGCAAGAAAACTGTTGCAAGATGCTCATTCTGCAATGGTGGATGTGCACAATACAATAGCGTTGCTGGAGGTGATTCTCCTCCACACCGGAGTATTCGACGACTGGAAGCAGCTGTGGACCTTCTCGGAGCAATGCCGCCTCCCTCGCCGAATGCCGTTTGGGAAGCATAAAGGAGAGATGCTGAAGGATGTTCCTCGAAGCTACCGGCAGTGGTTGTTCAAACAGCCTGCGATTGATCCCTATTTGCTGAAAGCATTTGAGCTGTTTGGATGAGAAGGAAAGGAGATGGAACACAACCCTTGGCTGGATTCCCTGCGACCGTTGATCGGAGAGGAAGATACTCCTATTTCTCCCTCTCCTGCCACCCCCAAGCCTCGCAAACGTTATGGAAGAACATGGGAACAGTACAGAAAAGACCTTTTCCTCTCCTGCTACGAGAAATACAGGCGAGTGCTGGAAGAAGCTCCTCCAATGAACAGCACGGAAATTGCGGAACTACTCCACACCAACAGGCAAAATGTTAATATAACGTATGCTAGGGTGCTGAAGCCAAGAGGAGTTGTGGAAAGATTGTTAATAAAACGCGGTAGAATTTATACCTACCTTTGGATCTGGAAAGGAATACAGGAATGACCCACTACGCAGACATAGATTCCATAGAAGTGGAGGGGGGAAGGCAACGCAAGCTCTTCTCCGAACAAGCACTCCAGGACTTGCAAGATAGCATTCAGCGCATCGGACTGCTCCACGCAATAGTGGTGGAGGAAGTGGGAGGAAGGCTGAAGCTCCGCTCGGGAGAGCGGCGGCTGATCGCCATCAAACAACTTATTGAATTCGGCGGCACTTTCTCCTACAACGGCCAGCCCGTCCTCGCCGGTCAAATTCCCTACACCTGCTGGACAGAACTCACCGAGCTGCAGCGGTTGGAGATTGAAGTGGAGGAGAACAACCAACGGGAAGCCTTCACCTGGCAGGAAAGAGCACACGCCACCGCCCAGCTCGCCCGCCTTCGAATCATGCAGGCGGAGGATGAGGACAAACCACTTCCGACCACTTCCTCCCTCGCACAAGAAGTTCGCGGCTCATCTTTGGGTTCAGCCCACACCGCCACGCGGAACGATCTGATCCTGTCGAAGCACCTCCACAAACCTGAGATTGCGAAGGCAAAGACACAGAAAGAAGCGATCTTAGTCCTGAAAAGGATGGAACAGGAGAAGCAAAACGCTCGTCTAGCGCAGATCGTGGGGAATCGGTTGAACAGCGAAGGGCTGCAATGCATCAACGCGGACGCCGAGGAATGGGTGGAAGAGCAGGATGCAGGACAGTTCGACGTAATCTGCACCGACCCTCCCTACGGCATCGGGATGGATAAGGCGGGGAGTGGGGAAGATGGAACGATAACCGCTCACGACTATGAGGATTCTGCCGAGACGTTAAATGCAATCCTTGACTGGTTCCCCGAAGCTTCCTTCCGCCTCGCCAAGGAGCAGGCGCATCTCTACCTCTTCTGCGATTTGGATTGGTTCCACACGTGGAGGGAGCGGTTAACAGACGCCGGCTGGCGAGTATTCCGCACCCCTCTGATTTGGGTTCGCCCAACAGGCTTCCGCTTGCCGTGGGTTGAAGAAGGGCCGCAGAGAAAATACGAGACAATCCTTTACGCGGTGAAGGGAAGGAAGAAGGTTAATCTCATCGCCCCGGACGTGATTACTGTGCAGTCGAGAGGGGAGGGACTCAACCACCCCGCCGCCAAACCAGCGGAAATCTTCCACGAACTACTCCGTCGCTCTGTGAGGCCTGGGGATAAAGTGTTGGATCTATTCGCAGGCACTGGTCCGGTGTTCGCTGCAGCAAAGGCATTGAAATGTGAAGCGGTGGGAGTGGAGCTTAGCCCGAAACATTATGCAACTGCCGTAGCGCAGATCGAGAAGCTGAAGGGAGAAGGGTGATGCTCGGTGAAGGCCCCATCCCCGCTCGCATTATGCTGGTGGGGGAGTGCTACGGATACGAAGACGCCCGTGCGTGTGCTCCTTTCCAAGGTCCCTCCGGACAGGAGCTCAACCGTATGCTGCATGAAGCAGGCATCATGCGATCGGAGTGCTACTGCACCAACCTCCTCAACGAGAGGCCGCAAGGAGGTACGCTTGACTCCCAGGTTGCGTGGCAAAAGAAGCAGCAGACGGTAGATCACGTCCGACTGCATGATCTGCTGGTGACGCCGAAGCTGAAGGCGGGGTATGAAAGTTTGCTGCGGGAGATCGAGTTGGTCCAGCCCAACATCATCGTGGCGATGGGCAATCTCCCAATGTACGCCCTGACCAAAGCGTTGGGAATTACGAAGTGGAGAGGAAGTGCACTGCGCCAACTCCCCTCCAAGCCGGGGGAAGCAGAAGAACTCCGCCCAAAAGTAATCCCTACCTTCACTCCCGGCATGGTGCTAGCACAATGGGCGACCAGAGCAATGGTTATCACGGACTTGAAAAGGGTGGCGAAGGAGCGGGCTAGCAGGGTGTATGAATCCGTCCCTGACTGGAAGTTCATTGTTCGTCCGGGGTATAAACAGACGATCGACACGCTTCAACACCTAATCCAGCAAGTGGATTTGACTCCCGATTACTGGATTGACTTCGACCTCGAAACCCGAGCTGGCCACATCGCCTGTGCCGGACTGTCGTGGAGTCGGGAGGAAGCAATCTGCATCCCCTTTATGAGTACGGAGAGTAGGGGAGGGTATTGGTGCGTGGAATGGGAAGCGCAGATCGTGTTCCTACTCTACAAGCTACTAACCCATCCCAACGTAAGGGTGCGTTGGCAGAACGGCCTGTACGACGCGCAGTACACCTATCGGCACTGGCACTTCATTCCTCGCGGGGTGCAGGATACTCTCATCTCCCAACACACCGCTTTCGTCGCTCTCCCGAAGAGCCTCGCGTTTCAATCCTCCCTCTACTCCCCCCACTACGTTTACTGGAAAGATGACGGGAAAACATGGGACGCTAACCAATCTGAAGACCAACTCTGGCGCTACAATTGCATCGACTGCGTGCGAACTCGCGAGGTGGGGGAAGAGGAGCTAAAAGTAATCGACCAACTCGGAATGCAAGAGGTCGAAGCCTTCCAGCAGAAACTTTTCTGGCCCGTCCTCCGGGCAATGAACCGCGGCATTCTGGTGGATCAGCAGAAGAGGAAGGAGCTGGCAGTGGAGATCGAAGGGGCGATTGCGGATAGGGAGCAGTTCCTCCGTACCGTCCTGGGACGGGATGTGAATATCAATTCTTCTCCCCAGATGCAAGACCTCTTTTACAACGTCCTGGGTCAGCAACCTGTCCTGTCCAAAGCGAAGAAAGGAGCTCCCTCTCACGTCACCTGTGATGATGAAGCACTGCAGGTCATTGCCCGACGCCAGCCTATGCTGAAACCAGTCGTCGATGCGATTGCTGATATCCGCACTCTCCGCGTCTTCCTCTCTACCTTCATTCTCGCCACACTAGATCGGGATGGTCGGATGCGTTGCAGCTACAACATTGGCGGATCGGTGAGCGGAAAGTCAGCTCCCTACACCTACCGCCTATCCTCTTCGCAGAATGCTTTTGAGGGAGGTGCTAATCTGCAGAACATCCCATCGGAAAAGAGTAAGTCCATCGGCAAGGCGAAGGCGAGGGGGATGACCTTTACTCTTCCTAACATGCGCAGCATGTACGTTCCCGATCCCGGCATGACTTTCTTCGATATGGACCTGGACCGAGCGGATTTGCAGGTGGTAGTGTGGGAAGCGGAGGATGAGGAGCTGATGCAAGCTCTGCGTATGGGCGCGGACATCCACCTGCTCAACGTCTATCTGTTGGATGGGGAGGAGCCACCTCCACTGGAAGAGCTGGTGGAATCCCATCCTCGCTACGAGGAGCACAAAGGACCGAGGAAACTGAAACGGGAGTTCGCAAAGATCTTCTGCCACGCTTCCAATTACGGAGGTGGCGTACGCACCGTTGCCGCCCATACGGGTAGAAGCGTGCACGAAATCGATCAAGCGCAAAAACGCTGGTTTGCAGCACGACCGGGAATCAAGCGTTGGCACGACCGCACACTGCACCAGATTCAAACCCACCGCTTTGTGGAGAATAGGTTTGGTTATCGCTGGCACATCTTTGATCGGCTGGAGCAGGCACTTCCTGCAGCGCTGGCGTGGGTTCCGCAATCGACGGTTGGCTGCTACATCAACCGTATCTGGATGGCGATCTATGAGCAGATTCCGGAAGTGGAGGTGTTGATCCAAGTTCACGACTCCCTCGCCGGTCAATTCCCTTCCCACCTTCGCGATTACTGCGTGCAGCGAATCCAAGAAGTTTCCCGGATCGAAATCCCGTATGAGCGTCCGTTGATCATCCCAACGGGCATGAAGTTGTCTAATGTTAGCTGGGGAGACTGCAGGTGAGAAAAGTATTAGATTTATTCAGTGGAATAGGGGGATTCTCTCTTGGATTAGAAAGTACAGGGGAGTTTGAAACATTGGCTTTTGTTGAAATAGATTCTTTTTGCCAAAAAGTTCTAAAGAAACATTGGCCACACGTACCTGTGTATTCTGATATAAGAAACATCCGAATAGTGGAAAATGATTTCGATGTGCTATGCGGTGGTTTTCCTTGTCAAGATGTTTCACTGGCCGCTGTTGGAAATCAAAAAAGTATTCTCGGGGACAGGAGTGGTCTGTGGTTTGAATATCTTCGTTTAATCAGAGAAGGAAAACCAACTTGGGTGATAATAGAAAATGTTGAAAATTTGCGAAATAAAGGACTTGCACAAATTCTGGAACAGCTTGCCGAAATCGGGTATGATGCAGAATGGCACGTTATTCCAGCTTACGTCGCCGGTCTTCCACATGTGCGGAACAGAATCTGGATTCTTGCCTACCTTATGCGCAACGGATTACAAAGGCACAGTCCGTTCCCGTTACAGACTTTCTCCAGATTTCCGTGGAGGGAGAATGGTAGAAATGCTCAGAACTTCCTCGACGGATGGGACATTGATAACTCCGTCCTTTTGCGAAGCCGTAATGGGATACCCAATTACATGGACAGAATTAAATCCCTAGGAAATTCAGTAGTACCAGAAATTGTTTATTATTTAGGGCTTGCTATTATAGAGACAGGATTATAAATGAAACCTAAACTTTGGAAAGAAAATGGCGTATGGTATTGCAGCTACTACCGCCGCAAGGCCCTCTCGGGAAGGGGAAGAACTCCAACAGAAGCTTACACACGTTGGAAGTGGGGAGACAATGGCCCGCGCCCTCAATGATTGGCTGGAATCCTACATTCAATACACAGCGGGGACGGAAGCTCCTCGGATTATGCACTTCTTCGCAGGGGTGAGTGCAATAGCGGGCGCGCTCCGCAGAAAGGTATGGATAGATAATATAAGATTCAGATGGTACGCGTCGTTCTACATCGTTTTCGTAGCTGATCCGGGTATAGTTAGTAAATCTACGACTGCAGACTTGGCTATGGAATTACTAAAAGAGGTGCCGGGAATTAACTTCGGCCCCGACTCCGTCACATGGCAATCTCTCGTTACCAGTTTCGCCGCTGCTTGTGAATCATTCGAGTATCAACAAGAATACTATCCAATGTCTCCTGTTACTTTCTGCTCCTCCGAATTCGGTTCCCTCCTCGACATGGAAGATCAGGATATGATTAACCTCTTTATCGAACTCTGGGATGGGAAGAAGAAGTATGATAAGCAAACGAAGATGAGTGGCTGCGACATTGTAGAGTGTCCTTGGATCAACATCCTTGCGTGTACGACTCCTAGCTGGATCTCCACCAACATGACCTCGCTGGCAGCAGCAGGGGGCTTAACCTCCCGCACCATATACGTTTATGGGGAGAGGAAGGAGAGGTTGATCGCCCAACCGCGGAAGACAGCGCCGAAGGGGGTGCAGGAGTTGCGCGAGAAATTGATCCACGATCTGGAATACATTTCCGTCAACCTCTGTGGTAACTTCACCTTCACACCAGAGGCGGAAGCGTGGGAGACGGAGTGGTATGAGAGGTTGTGGACGAGAGAGTATAACGCGGAACTTCCCGACTGGAAGAAAGGCTACATCGCAAGAAAGCAGACGCACATCAATAAGCTGGCCATGATCTTCTCTGTATCCCGTGGTGACGACCTTGTGATCCAGGAACAAGACTTCATCTTGGCAGAAGCAATGCTACAAACACTGGAAGGTACAATGTCCAAAGTCTTCGCGCATGTCGGGAAGAGTTCGGATGCAATACAAGCTGCACGTCTGATTGCTTACATCGAGCAGTTCGGTGAAGCACGTTATGACGATGCGTATAGGATGCTGCACGCTGCCTTCCCCGATGCAAGGGACTTTGAAGGGATAGTGGCGGGAGCTATTAAAGCCGGGTATGTTGAGCTTGTTCAACGAGACGGCATTGTTCATTTGAAATGGAAAGGAGCAAAAGTATGAGCGCAAACGACAAGCAGGTAGGTGGGCAGCACTACAAGAACCTCGCCGTGCAGCCGTGGGATGCACTGGAAGCATGGCTGTCGCCGGAAGGATTCAAAGGTTTCCTGAAGGGAAGCGCCATCGCCTATCTGGCGCGGGGAAGGGAGTTGGATCTGGACAAGGCGATCCACTATTTGGAGAAGCTTCGCGAAGTGATCGCGCAAAGAAAAAGGGAAGAGGAATCTCTTCCCCAGATCGATCCAGGTGCTTTAAAAATTCAGGCTGGTTCTTCCACCTTTGACGAACTCTACCAGCAGAAACTTAAAAGGAGAGTCCCTCCGCAAACCCCAAAGTTTGAAGACTAGGTAACTGCTCCTCCAACCGATCCCCAATGTCCGTTCTATAAATCACGGAGTTGGGGATCTCCAAACTCTTCACCACTTTGTACGCAGCCTCCTTCGCCTCGCTCACCGTCTTCCCCGTCTGGTGACACACGCAGAGATAATCCCCTGTACTAACAGGCATATCCTCCTCAACAAGAGCCCCTTTCCGAAAGACTGGGGCTTTTCCATCGCGCACAGAGCAGAGGGAGATGTGGGGAAAGTTACTTCCATT